CTCTTGGTGTAGGTAAGGCGCTCCACCGAGTCTTGACCGAAGGCTGAGCCAATGCTCACCGAAAATCAGTCCTCGCTTTTTGCCTTCCATTGCTTGTATAACTCTAGCCTTTAGCTCTGTCATTTTGGCGTTAGCCTTGTCAAATTCGATGACCGAGTTTATGTAGTGCATACCTAAATCGTCAAGGTCAACTTCGCCATCCTCGATGTTAGGACTCATAGCTCGCACAGTTTCTAGTGTCGAGTTGCTTCCATCCCAATCGGGCATCTTCATCTCTAGGCAGTGTTCGCGGAACCGAATTGCTGCTTGCCAAAGTGTGTCGGCTTCAAACTCATCCCATTCGATGTCGTATTCCTGGTAGCTCGACCCTGCAAGTGCTACCAGCTTTGCTCGTCTAATTCCAAAGACCTTCATGTACCAAAGAACTTGTGCGCGGTAAGCCTGTGGCACTGCTGTCCAGTAGTCGCGACTGAATTTGACTTCAACGATTCCAAAGTGACCATCTTCGGTTTGGTAAATGCCGTCAGGATTTGACCTAGCCCAAGGATGTTCTTTGTTTGCCCAAGTTCCTGTTTCCCAAACAGTTAGCTCTGGGTGTTCCTCTGTAAAGATTTCTAGGATTGGTGCTTCAAGCTTTGTACCGAGTCGCATTGACATATTTGGTGTCAGCTCGTCAGGTATCTGCTTTGTCTTTTTTGCCCACTTGGTAATTGCGGATTCCCATTGTGATAATCCTGCGATTGGGGCAATGTCTGAGCCACCGATTGCTCCTGGCTCATCTCGTAAGTCGTGCCACTCTTGACTGCCGTTGGCAAAGTCACCTAGTAGTACTGCATCGAGTAGTTCATCGAATGGTAGTTTATTTACTGGCAAGGTTTCCCTCTCTTTTCCTTGTCGCAAGGCCACGCTCACTCTCTCGGCGTGGCTTTGCTTTTTGTCGTGGTTTTACTCTAGTGTGAACCTATGACATTACGCCAGATTGAACGCAAATATATTGAGTTGCAAGAAGCCATAAGAAACAATGATGGCGTGCAATGTGCCGAGCTTCCAGATGTGTTTTTCCCTGAAGACGAGCATGACCCCGAATCTCGCAAAGCGATGATTGAGGTAGCCAAGCAGGTCTGTAACGATTGCCCTGTCAGGCTTAGGTGCTTTGACTATGCCTTATCAGCAGGGATGCATGGCATTTGGGGTGGAACCACCCACGAGGAACGCGTAAAGCTTAGGGCTTCGAGCTAGGGCCCTTTTCAGCAATCTTGCCAAAGCTCTTGTTGATTTCATCAGCGTCTAGCTGGCCATCAGCCAAGTAAGAGCGAGATAGCTCCTGAGCTACATCAATGATGCCAGCAAAGGCAGCCATAGCAACAGCCTGAAGTACCTCAAGGCCGATTACAGCTCCACCAACAAAGATACCTGTGACCTTCAAGATGATTACAGCTAGGGTTCTGCGTGCGATGTCTAACCACATAAGGGTTGCCTTCCGTTCAAAGTTTGAGCGTAGGGTTATTACTATTTTACTGCCCAGCAATTACGCTGGTTTGTGTCGTATTTGACACGCTGTAAGCCTCGTAGAAGGCTTGTAAAGCTCTCGGTGTAGTGATTTGCCTGTTTAGGGTCAAAACCCGCCTACGAGCCGTATAGGGCTGTTTAGCGTAGTTTTAGTACCTGACCGACATTGATAAGGTTGGCGTTCTTGATGCCGTTTAGCCTGACTAGCTCAGCAACAGTTGTCCCGTTGCGTGAAGCAATGCGTGTTAGGTTATCGCCCTTGACAACTGTGTAAGTGTTAGCTGACGGGGCCGATGGTGCTGGCTTGGCTACTACTGAGGCTGGTCCATGAACAGGTGCAGGTGCAACAGCCGAGTCAGGTGCAGTCTGGTCTTTAGCAGTTCCTTTGATTGCTTCCATCTTGATAAGAGCGTCAAAGAAGGCAACAGGCTCAATGAAGTTTAGGCCAGTGTCGTTCCAGGCGTATTTCTTAGCTTTCTGAAGCTCCCAGTGAAGGTGCTTGCCAGTTGACATACCAGTTGAACCCATCTTGCCGAGAGGTGTTCCAGCCTCAATCTTCTGACCAGGCTTGACCTTGATTGAGTCGTCAAGCATGTGAGCGTAAACAGTCACATAGTCCTCGCCATTGATTTTGTGCGACAAGGTGACAAAGTTACCGAATCCCCCACCAGGAGCGGTTGACTTGCGAGCCTCTACAACAACGCCGTCAAAAGGTGCTTCAATCCAGCAAGGCTCGTTAGGGGACCAGATGTCTGTGCCGTTGTGGTGCTTAGGAGCTTTTGTTACTGGGTGGATTCTGTTACCCATAAGGCTAGTAATTTTCCAGTCTTTACCCTGTACGCCGTCTATTGCTTGTTGTGCCTTTGCCATGTCTTTATCTTCCTAGTGTGCTGATTAGTAAACCAATAATTGCTACTGCTGAGGCTGTTAGTCCCGTGTAAGCGATGCGCTCAATCCAAGCGAGTCTGGCGAGAGTAAGTTCTACTTCTCTTATTCGCTCAGGTACATCGTCAAGATGGTCAAGCTTTTGTAAGACCTTTATCAGAATCTCGCCATGCTCAAGTTGCTTCTTGTAAATGTCTGCTTGAGTTACTCGAACCGAAGTTGTTTCCTCAGCCATTTTATAGAGCTGCTATTTCAGCTTCTGTTAGACCGAGTGCGGCTAGTTTGGCAAGGGCTGATTGTCTAGCGGCTTGAATAGCTTTTTGTTCTGCCATGAACTCAGCTTGACTTGACGCTTGCTCAGTTATTTCCTCAGTAGTTAAATCTCTTTCAACTACTTCAGAAGTCATTGCATCTACAATTATTGCTTTTGGTCCATCGCTACTCATTATGAGTTCCTCATTCCATAGATTCTAATAGTTCCAGTTACTGTTCCAGTAGAAGTAGCTATTTGAAACCCAGGAAAACTTCTAGTTGTTTGTTCACTGATAAATTGGTCGTATCTAGTAGTTGCATCATGTTGAAGGACATTGGCGCTTGTGCCTGTTGGCGTTGTCAAAAAAGGATTCATTATTCTTATTAGTGAGTTTGAACCATTACTTCCAGATGAAATACCAGCCAAAATAGTTGAACCATTGTTACCAGCATAATTATTTAAGAAACCAACTGCGTTAGAAAAACCTGTGTTGTTATAAGTAGTGCCAGTTGTTGGAGTATCGGTTGCTGTTAGAAACCTCATTAGACTAACTGGGTTGGATGCTGATGTATTGACATTATAGTCAACAAAGTAATTGTCATAAGTAGCTGAAAAGATGTTGTTAAATCTAATTAGAGATGCTGCTGAAAAGGTTCTTGACTCTAGTAGAGTCATACCGAAAGGACTGACCCAAGCTGAGCCATTCCAAAACTGAGTACGAGCTGGCGTGTCCTCAAGGTGTGTGTACATACCAAGAGTGGGGCTAGGGATAGCAGACCCTCTAGCTGCTGTGCCAGCAAAGCTCATTACAGTCTGGTCCATTAGGAAGCTGTTTACATCGGCTGCTGCTAAAACTTCACCAGCGGTAAATACTTTTCTTGACATTGTTTTCCTTAGTTCTTTCTTATGTAGTTTAGCACTAGAAGCTCAAGCGGTCTTCGTCAAGAATACCGAATACGGCATCATCAAGGATGAACAAGCTAAAGTCCAGACGCTCTAGGGCGAGGTTTATGCGCTTCTCATTGTTTTGCCAGTCATGGCTAATGCCGATTACCCTGACATACTGCTCGATGGCTGGTGGGATGCCCGAAGGCGTAAACCGAACCTGAACAACATCTCCGATTTCAAGGTCTAAGACCTCGTTCTGTTGTGTTTCGCTTAGAACATCGAGAATCACCGAAAGGTTGCTAAAGCGATACTGTGGCTCTTTGAACCTAGCCAACAAGAAATCAGCCAAGAACTGAAGGTCATCAGCTTCATTGTTTAGCAGGCCATTTACTGTGTAAGAGCGTGGCCCATAAAGAAGCTGTGACTCAGCGTCTTCCGCATTTGCTTCTTCTGGGAAGCTTGGAAAGTCGTTTGTAAGCACAATCCTGTTGTAAAGCTCCT